GTATTATAACTTGCTGTAGTATTAGATTTTAAAGCACAAGTACCCACTGCTAAATTAGCTGTACCTGTCGTATTAGCATTAAGTGAACAGAAACCAACTGCAGTGTTGTTTGATGCTGTTGTGTTTTTTGATAAAGCACCTAAACCAACTGCGACAAGAGAAGTTCCAGTAGTGTTGTATTGTAATGCACCAGTTCCTACTCCTGTATTATTAGATGCTGTTGTATTACTTTGTAATGTATTTTTTCCAACTGAAACATTATCTGCACCTGTCGTATTAGCAGTTAGAGATTGATAACCCACTGCTGTGTTGTTGGATGCTGTGGTGTTTGCATCAAGTGAATTTAAACCTATGGCAACGTTATTAGCACCAGTAGTATTAGCAAGAAGTGAATTATAACCTACTGCTGTGTTGTTGTTTGCTGTAGTATTATTTGATAAACTATAGCTACCAATAGATGTATTGTTAGCACCTGTTGTATTATCAAAAAGAGTTGCATATCCCACACCTACGTTGCAACTACCTGTAGAATTTAATCTAAGTGATTGACCTCCTATTGCTGTATTAATACAACCAGACGTATTTTCACTTAACGCAACACTTCCAATTGCTGTATTATTGTTACCACTTAAACTTCCATCATCTAATGCAGTATTTCCTAAAGCAACGTTATTTGTACCTACAGGATAATTACCATCTAGTTTGATTGTGCCACCATCTATACTAACATTACCAGCAACAGTTAATCCATCTGTAGTGATTGTTCCTACATTATCAATGTTTCCTGTGCCTGTAATATCGTTTGAGTTTAGGTCTAGGTCTCCACCAAGTTGTGGGCTTGTATCTGTTACAACATCTAAAGCTGAATCTATAAAATTAACTGTATTTGCTGAAGTATCTATTGTTGCAAATTGAATATCATCTGCACCATCATGTATGTATAAAGTCCAAGTTGATGAAGTTGTGTCTATCCAAAATTGTCCCGCATATTGAGTGCTTGGTGCTGATGTTCCTGAATTGTTTGTTGCGATTGCTGAAAGAACATTATTAATATCTGCTCTAGTTGCTGGAAAGCCTTGATTGGCTATGGAATAATCGTGTTGTGCCATGATCTGTTTTTATCCTATTTATTATTAAATTCAATCATTTTATTATTGCTGACTACCAAGTCCTACAGCTTGGAAATCAAAAGTTCTATCTACAGTATTACCACCACTATCAAAAAACTCAATATTAAAATTAGATGCACTTTTAGAATTAAGTGTAAAGAAATCTCCTGTATTTAAGTCTTGTGCAATAATTGTAATTGTTGGTGTTTGATAATATTGATTATCAAATGTTACTGTTTTACCAGCTACATCTGTTCCTGAAGATACATTAGAACCATCTTGAATAACTGTTGGTAATAATAGCTTAATAGATAAATTGTTTATCTTAGGTGTTGCTGATGTATCTGTTGAAGTTAAAATTGCTCTAAACTTAACTGCTCTTGCAACATAATCTCCAGCTTTAAAGTTTTGATAACTACCAAAGGTTACATTGTCATCTGATAAAGCTATTTGTAATTGAACATTAGAAGATATTGCTTCATCTACTGCACCATCAAATAAACCTTGTTTTGAATCAAATAATCCACTTTGAGAATCGAAGTTATCTACATAGTCTAAATGATCTACATTAAGTTGGTTAAGTAATAATTTAATTTTAAACTTAGCACCAAAGTCAAATCCATCAAAATCATAAGTACCAGAACTTGCAACAGAATTATTACCACCATCAAATAATCCAACAGCATCATCTACATTTCCAACTCCATCATCAAAATTATCTGAAGTATCTAATATCAATGCGTTATCTACTACCACACAATCTGTTTTAGTTCCTGTAAATGCAGTTTCTTCTGTAATCGTTGTAATAGGTTTAATGCCATCTATAACTTGTTCGGATATAACAACAGAACTTGCAGTTGCTGATCTTACACCAAATTTATCTACAGCTTTTATAAAATATTTTCCAGTACCTACAAATGGAGTTACTACAGAAGTTGCTGGTCTTGCAATTCTTGGAACCAGTACAGTAGTATTTGCATAAATAGTTTCAGATGTATTAGAAGTAAATCTTATCTCATAAAAATCTAAATCTAAGTTTGTTACAGCATCAAATGTATGATGAAGTTTATCTCCAACAACATCTATTGAATAATTTTGAACAGTATCAGGTGGGTCAAATGCAGTTATAACTTCGTGTTGAGTTGTAGTAAATGCAGATTTTACACCCAAGCTATTTATCGTTCTAGCCCGAATATCATAAATGACACCCTCTTTAACAGGATATTTTTCTATAATAGTATTAGACCCTCTACGCATTAATCTATAATCTGTTGCAGTTGATTCTTTATATTGAACTTCAAATTCATCTGCAAAAGAATCTGTGTTTGATAGATTAACAATTAATTTAGATACAACTGAACCATTAAATAGTTCAATAACTTCATCTGATACTGAATCAATAGAGGGTTTTTGAACACTAAATGGATTAGGTAAGTTAATTGTATTCGGTGTAGCAATTTGAGATTTTTCTGACCAAGTATAAAAAGAATCAGAATGTTCTATTAAAGATAATCCCATTGTAAAATCTTGATTGAATGTTGCACCCACTACTCTAAAAGGTTTATTAACAAAACCCATAGAACTATGAGTAATATTAACTACATCTCCAATTAATAAATCATAGGCTTTTGCTCTAGCATTGATACCTAATTTTTTAGCACTTCTTGATCTTCTTAAAATAATCTCTGCCATTTCTTCAGCTTGATATGGAGAAGTTAAAGTTTTAAAATCAAATCTACCCTCTAATAAAAATCCACCATCTTCTGCTTTCATAGTTTCAAATTTATCTTCATTTGCTAATCCTGTTTCATCTAAAGGTGGAAACTGCACTTGGTCTACTTGATAGTTTCTTTCTGGGTTTATAAATGAACAAATAACAAGATTATATTTATTATTTTTATCTTCACTTTGAATTGTAAATCCACCAAATATATCATCTTCATTTAAGCTAACTGTTGCTGTAGTTGGTGCTTCAATAATTAATTTATATTTACCAGATGTATAAGGTAAAAATCCTCTGCAACCTTTTATTAAATCTCTAACATTTTCTATAACTTTTTTAGAGGTATCTATTACAGCATTACAATCAAATAAATTAATATCACTTGCACCCGAATATGGTGTTACTTGTGTTTCGCAAACTAAAGACGCATCATAAAAAGATTGTAAATCAATATCATTAGTTGTTAAACCTTTTCCATATCTTTCACTTGTTAGAAAATCTAGTAAGCACCATGCTGGGTTTGTTGTATAACTTGCAGATTGTTCAACTAAACTTGCATCATAAGTTTTAATTTTTTTACCTTTAATTCTTGCTTGTACTTTTGGAATTCCACTAAAACAATCTTGATTCCATTTAAAACGAATTGCAAGATAAGATAAACCACGAAGTCTATGATTTGTTCCCCAATTTGTTAATGTTGATAATAATGTTGATGCTGATTGATTATCACTTCCAAAATGAGGCTCTAATCTAATAACACTTTCTGCTGAACTACCCTCTACTGTTGGGTCAGCTTTATAAAAATTAGTATCTGCACTACTTACTTCTATTGCTGTTCCAGATGCAACATTTGAAAGACTAAGTGCTGGTGCTGTGCTAAAATCAACTACTTTATCATCAACTAATATTTCTTCTATTGAATTTATTTCTCCCTCTGACATAACTAATGCCATATATAAATATTTATTATCTGTTCCTGAACTTTCTAAAAATACTCTAGTTCCACCAACTAATCTTTCTCCATATACAACAGGAATAGATGCGTCATTGGATTGTTTATTAACTAAAATACCTCTTTCTGTATCATCAAAATCAGATGTACCAAAATCAGGTATATCAGGAGTGGGTATTAACCAACCAACAACATCTTCGACTACATCTCCTATAAAGTCTAAAGTATCATCTATTATATCGCCGGGACTTGGACACATAATTATAACCTCTTAGTAAATATATTACCTATTGTTTCAAATTTCATAAAATTATAAAGTTTTTCAACTTTATCTGTTTTAATACCTACACTTGAACCCGGTCTAAATTCTTTAGCACCTTTTTCTCTAGCCCAATCAGTACAAGCATTAACTAATTTAATTGGCACTCTAACACTTTTTCTTTTATCAGGGTCTACATATAACAATAAATCATAAGCAAATAAATCATTACTGAAAAAATAACTACTTAAATAAACTATCATCATTCCTATTATTTTATCATTTTGAACAGCAACAAATCCCATAGCTTTTTCTGGTTTATCAATTAATGTATTTGCCATCTTT